GCGTTTCTGATAGTGCAGGAGGGTTTGTGAATACTTTAGTACCATACTACACTTGCTGGGCTGAATTGGTCACTAATACCAATTCTAGGACTAATATAGCAGGTAAGGATAGTATTAATGATGGAGCTACATTTAGGATCAGATATACAACAGGTAAGGTATTTAATAATGCTCTTGTAATAACTTGGAAGTCAAGGACTTATATGATTAACTCTATTATTAACGAAGCTGACTTGAATCAATATTATTTAATAGGTTGTGCAACACTTAAGTAATGGAGCTAAAAATAAGGGGAATAGATAAATTAAAGTTGAAATTTGCTAATGGATATGAGCAATTTAAGCAGCATACTATTAACGAATTAAATGTAATGGTAGCTAATATAGCTCAAGAGGCTAGAGCAGATGCTGCGGATTTACCACCTATTCCTACAGGAGCAAAGAACCCATATAAGAGAACAGGATTCTTATCAAGAAGCATTAATTCAATGCCTTATAATGGAAATTTTGCAGAGGTTATAGTTAATGCCAAATATGGCCCTTATGTGGAGTTTGGTACAGGTAGTGGGTTTAATGTGCCAAAAAGAAAATATAATATAGCCAATAAGAATATTTTGCCATACGCATCTATTTTTAGAGGAAGAGGTTTAAGAAATAATAATATGCCATATAGGTCATATTTGTTTTCTAACTTTGATATAGAGTACCCAAAGGCATTAAAAAGAATCAGGGCATTTAAAATCAAGTAAAAAGAAATATAAATATATTTCATTAAATTTGTACCAAAATGAAGGACTGCGGATATACATTAAGGAAAGCTTATTATGATAAGTTTATTTCGGCTTCCTACTCATTAGCTGCCTATGATACCATAGCACCTGACACAGTAGAACCGCCTTTTTTGATTATCAGTAGTCAGACACAAGTGGACAATAGTAATAAACAGAGCTATGCTTTCGATGTTACTATCCAATTTGACATAGTTTATAGAACTTTTAAAGCAGGAGAAGTAGGGCAAAAAACTGTTGATACTTATGCAAATGAGTTATTGGAGATAATAGGTGTTAGACCGCCAAGTTATCCTAATACGGCACCTGACTTTAAAATCGTTACTTGTAAGGTTGCTAGTAATATTGCTACCTTTGACTATGTGGATGAGGCTTATGTGTTTAGAAGGGTTATAACAATGGATCATTTCGTGAATCAATTAACATAAAAGAAAAATAAAATAAAATGGCAACAACAAGTGTATTTAACGGAACTTCATTAGTAGTTCTAATTGGAACAGAAGTAATAGCATTTGCAACTTCATGTTCTTTAAGCATTGCTATCGATGCTCCAGACGCATCTACTAAACAAAGTTTAGGATGGGCTGATGAGATTGGTGGACAAAAGTCTTGGTCTTTAACAACTGATGGATTGGCTACAGTAGTGCCTGGTGCAGTTGCTACTTACATAAGCACAACCGAATTATCTAATTTAGCAATCGCTAGAACTGCGGTTACTGTTAAATTTACTACAGTAAATAATGATACAGTTGGTGGTGTAACTCCAGTTTTAGGTGATACTATTTATTCAGGTTCAGCGTTTATTGAGAGTGTAGATATGACTGCTGATATGGAGAATCCAGTTACTTACTCAGTTTCTTTCAAAGGAACAGGGCCATTAACTATCGGAACCAACGCATAGTAAAAACAAACCAAACAAACCAAACATATGAGAGGACAATTTGAACTAACTCTTTCCGATGGAAAGAAGATACCGATGCGTTTTTGTACTTGGAGTCTTAAAAGATTCTGTCAATTACAAGGGATAGGGCCTTCTGACATAGGAGAAGCTTTAAGTGGCAAAGATTCACTTGATGCTATTGTTAACTTGATGAAATCGGCTGCCGAATATCCATTATATTCACAAGGCATTACTCCAAACTTTACAGAAATGGAAGTGTGTGATTGGATAGATGATATGGGTGGCATGACTGGACAAAAGTTCCAAGATGTCATGAAGACACTTTCGGATAGTATGAATAGCGGTATAGATGATAAGCAAACAAAGTCAAGTAAAAAAGATGGAGTAAAAAAAAATTAGAGTGGATTGACATAGAAAGATATACAATGGGGGAGTGCAAAGTGCTTCCCCATTTGTTTTGGGAGATGACCATGGGTGAATTAGATTTTGTATGGTATGGATATAGGCATGAAGAGGAACAAAAATGGATTAGAACTAGATGGCAGACAACGCTACTAATTAACATTCAACTACCAAAAGGTAAGAAAGTAAAGCCACAAGAGCTTATTGAATTAGACTGCGATACTCGTAACTTTGTAAAACAAAGAGTAATGACAGAAGATGAACTAAAACAAGTTCTAGAAAAATATAAAATCGTTAAACCGACAATATAATGGCAGAAGATGATTTAATGAAAATTAGGATTACGGCAGATTTTAAAGAAGCTGAAGGTGCGTTTTTAAAAATGGCTAAAGTAGCTACTGCTTTTGAAAGTGACTTTAGAAGAATTGCAGGTGGATTAAATAAAGAGTTTAATAAAATTAATGGGATGGCTCAATTATTTGGCAATTCTACTAATGTTGTTAAGGATAAGATGGATGCTCTTAAAAGGTCAATGGAGCAATTAATGACATTGGGGCTTCAGCCAATGAATCCAGAAGTACAAAAACTAAAGGCACAATACGATGGCTTAGCAGCAACTTTACAAAAAACTGAACAAGCAGCTACTAAATCTAATGCTGCCATAAAAGGTAGTATAGATCCTGCTAAAAAATCTAATCAGCAAATGATGAATTTTGCGTTGGTTTTACAAGATTTACCATATGGATTTAGAGGTATTCAAAATAACTTACCTGCTCTTATAGGAGGATTTGCTGGTATGACAGGGGCGTTATATTTAGTTGGATCAGCGGTTATTGCTTTTTTTACTGCATGGGATAACGGAATGATTAAGTTTGGTAATACCTTAACTTCCGTAGAACTTAAACAAAAGGCATATAATGATGTTTTAGATAAATCTAAAAATTCTTATACAGAGGCTAAGACTCAAGTAATGTTATTAAATGACCAAGTAGCAGAGGCTGCTGGGAAAAAAGATTTAGAAAGAAAGGCGGTTAAGGATTATAATGATACAATAGGCGAATCCTTAGGTAAATTAAAAACATTTAAAGAAGTACAATCTTCGTTAATAGATCAAGGAGATAAATACATTGATTATATATTTAAGTTAAATATGGCTAACACCGCTGCTTCTAAAGTAGCGGAGGAGTCTGCAAATATGTTAATTGCATCATTTAAAAAGCCATTAGACTTTGTTAATAATATTGATAAGCTTTTTGCTGTTCAATTTAATATGTTTGGTGATTTAGCCGCAGCAGCTACAGGTACTGCAAAAAAATTATACCAATCAGGTAAGGAAAACCAACAAGAGGCTATTCAAGGTTTTGGTAAATCTGCCGTAGCTGCCGAGGAGGTTATGAAAATTTTTAGGCAACAGGCAAAAGAAGCTAAAAAGCTTCTTAGTTTTGGGACATTTGATGATGGTAAAAAAGGAGCTAAGCAAAAAGATACCTATACATTAGATAAATTAAAAGCTCAACAACAAGCATACAAAGATGATATATACGCATTTAGGGCTTATGGAATTCTTATAATAAATGAAGAAGAAAGATTAGCCGTAGAAAGAGCAAAAGCAGATGGTACATATTTACAAAATAAAAAAGACATTCATGCTAGGTATGAAGCAGATAGATTAACTAATGCTAATTTATTTGAACAAAATCTAAATAAGGTACTAGATGATAATGAAAAAATAAGAACGGCACAAGAAAAAAAGGAATTAGAAATACAGGCTGCTAATAGGTTAAATATAGGCCATGCTATTTTAGCTATTAATAAACAATTTGCAGAAGATGACTTAAGAAATGCTATTTTATTTGCTAAAAAACAAACATCAAATATTGAAACAGAATTAGGTGTTCAAGATAAATTAAATAAAAATAGCTTAAGTCTTAGAATAGAAGATACAAAACAAGCCTTAGCTAAATTAGCAGTATTGGCTGCTTTTACATTTGACCCAGCGGTGCTTGGTATTTACTTAGATGCTATTGATAAAATGACTGCTAAGCTAAAGGGGTTAGGCACTACATGGGAGGAAACAACCAAGGCAATGGATAGCATTATTAAAAGTTTTATTAATGACTCTTTATTTGCATTAGGTGATTCAATAGGTAAAGCTTTAATGGGAGAAAATGTAGATGCCTTAGATACCTTTGGTACTTTACTTGCAGATGCTATACAAGCATTAGGAAAGCAATTAATAGCATATGGAACTGTTAAATTAGCTGCTTTAGAGGCCTTAGAAACTACAACTCCAATGGGAGCGTTATTAGCAATAGCCGCTGGTATTGCAGCAGTAGCAGCAGGAGCTGCTTTAAAATCAAGTTTAAAACAATCTACCACAAGTGGGATTAATAGTGGTAGTAGCTCAAATGCACCAAGAAAGTTTGCTAATGGTGGCATTATTAGTGGGCCTACAATGGGCTTAATGGGTGAGTATCCTGGTGCTAGAGCAAACCCTGAAGTAGTTGCTCCTTTAGACAAGCTCAAAGATATGATTGGTGGAGGTGGAGGTGGAACTTTTATGTTAAGAGGACAAGACTTACTTTTGTCTGTAAATAGGGCACAAAAGGCATCAAATCTTAAAGGACAAAATATAAGTTTAGTATAATGGCATACGGATTAAGATATACATTAACTCAAGTACT